AAATTATATGGGTATGGATATGTTGATGATATATATCAATCTGATGAAGCGTTCGGACAATATTCTGATATAGATTTATCTAGTGGAATAGAAATGCCAAGCAGTTCATTTTCAAATATTTTTAGAAATAAATTTCCTTTTGCATATTTATATGATTTCCCACTTATAGTTTCAGAATTATTCGGATCAACCGCAACAACTACAACAATAAGTTTGATAGTACCAACTGGCCTTTCTAGTACTTCAACTGTTCCAGTACTTTCAACATCTTCGCTTACGACTTTTCCTTGGATCGCTTATATACGAGAATGGCTTGGCAATATCATTTTTGTAGTATTCATATTTTGGGTGATAAAGAGATCTCTTTTAATCTTTAATAAAAAGCAAGAAGTATGAGTTATTTCACTTCAACAATTTATAATTTAACAGTATCGTTTCTTTCTTTTATTTTTTCCTGGTTACCAACAAGCACAGGTTTTTCAACTTCGTTTCATACAAGTGCTAGTACTATTGGCGCTCAACTCAATGTTCTTAATATAATTTTACCAATTGATGAATTAGTTATCATTCTTGGTTTAACATTTACCTATTTTTTTGTATTACAAAGTATTTATTTTATTATGTGGGTTATTGAATTATTGCGAGGATGATCACAGTGATTACAGGACTACCGGGAAGCGGAAAGAGTATTGATACTGCAAATATCGCTATGAAATTATTCAGGCGTAATTATAAGTGGTGGAAAAAAACCGGTCAGGTTCGTAAGGTAGTCAGCAACATAAAGTTTAGTGAGTTAGTAGAGAAAAAATATGGAAGTTTTATAAGATATTGGGATGATCCATTAGAGATCTGCACGATGAAAGATGTAGATATAATTTGGGATGAAATCGCAACGCATTTAGACAGTACTCAATGGCAAAATTTACCGTTAGGAGTGAAACGCTTTCTGCAACAACATCGAAAAAAAGGTATAGATATTTATGCTAACACACAAAGTTTCAAAACGATTGATGTTAGTATGCGTCGGCTTGTAGAGCGCTTATACTATCTCAATAAAATATTTGGTTCTAGAAGTCCAAGTGCTACTCGACCACCGGTAAAATTCGTATGGGGTTTTGTTTTGAAACGATTAGTAGATCCAGACAGTTATGAAGGAGAAAAAGTAGATTATGTATTCAAAAATTGGAATTTCTTTTGGATTGACAAAAATGCAATAAGGATATTTAATACCCAACAAGAAATTTTAATTGGTAAATATCCGCCATTAAGACATATGATACGATCTTGTGAAGATCCCAACTGTGATTTTGAAAAAGTAATACACGCATAGGGCGATATATGCGTACTACTTTTTTAGAATAAATTATTATCAACCTAACACAAAGCAAAATGGCTTTACGCAAAAATGTTACCCTTACAATCTTTAATTCAGAACCATACAGTTTTGAAACGGAGGACGGACAAACACGGAGTGGACACCGCTTGGAAGGATTTGACAGCACAGGTGCTATACACTCTTTCACGAGCAAAAGATCGGCAAGCAAAGTTCACGATGTTGGTGGATATGACGCAGATAGAGTACAAGATTTTGTCTTGGACGGACGGATTTGGAACGGTAAGACAAAATGGAGAGAAGTAACCGAATAATGCTATAACAGCAGTATAGGGGGGGGGGAAACGCACTACAATCGCCTGTGGTGCGTTTTTCTATTCAAGTAATACCAATATAGCACCCCCCCCCCTAATTCTTATCGTACCCCTATCCTAATCAATTTTATGATATGTTTTAACTACCCCCTGCGGTGTGCTTTGCGTGTGGCGTACGCCACACGCAACGCACACCGCGCACTCGCGTAAGTAATAGTGGTCTGGGGATAAATAATTTGCAAAAAATATCCCCTAGTACTAATATAACACTATGAAATATTTCATCTATGTCAGTATGTTCTTTTTCGTGCTTGCTGGTGTAAGTCATAGTACACCAGCAAATGCACAAGAAAAGATAATGCCCGATCCGTTACAAACGGAACAAATAGAAATAATCGCAAATGAATTAATTGCACCTAATAAAATTCTCTATGCTTACAAAACGCTACCGATCACTTCTAAGACAAATGAAATCGTTTCCGAACGCACAGAAAATAGTATCGTCTATGATTTGGGCAATGGACAAAAACAATATGAAATTTTTTCAGGTGTACCGCAGTTTTATAAAGCACCAGACTCATTGTGGTATCAAGTAGAATACGGACTAACTGATACAAAAACATTTCAAGAAAAAAATATCTCTGTACCACTAACTTGGTTTCAATTAGTTTTTCATTCCGCAATAGCACAAACTACATACTACACAGGATCAGGTGACGGATATGTGGGTTATCAAAATGCAAATTGGGCAAGTGCAAGAGGTGCTACTACGGGTGATACCGTAAATGATACTACCAATATCAGAGTATTTGCTCGTTGGAATGGTGCAAACTATTTCGTGTATCGTGGTTTTTTACCAACTGATACTTCTGCAATTGATGACGGTGCTACGATTACTAATGCAGTATTAAAAACTTATCTTGATACTGTTCCTGCTGGTAATGTAACTTTTCAAACTAATACAACATCACAAGCAAGTCCTACTGGACTTACAACGGCAGACATTGACGCAGTTTCTGATACTTCTCTGTGTACTTTTCAAGTACTTTCTTCCGCTTCACAATATACAGAATATACCTGCACACTTTCTGATTTAACTGGTGTATCAAAAACTGGATATAGTTATTATGGTCTTAGAGAATACACACACGACGCACTTAATTCAGCGCCTACCACAAACTATGAAACTGCTTTTTTTGGTTCTGAAAATACAGGAACAACATATGATCCTATTCTTGTAATCACTGTGTCTGGTGGAGGTGGTGGAGGTGGATCAAGTACAAGTACATCAGCAACATCAACACCAGAGGAGATTATGGCAATTAGTCAATTTAGTTTTGTAACAATTATTGTATTCTTTTTATCATTAACTTCGACAATATGGATCTGGACTCGTTATATTTAATCAATGATATTTTAGGAACTGGTGTATTAACTTTTGCATTAACTTTTCTTTTTACCTTTTTTCTCATTCGTTTAATACTCTTACTTATACGACAATGACCACCATATACGAGTTAGTATATACGACAATTCTTTATTCTGTTGGCTTGGGGATAATTTTAGGTTGTATTATTGGATTATTTTTGGTAATCTTTAAAGGTCGAAAACTTTAACTATCATTAACTTAAAAATCTATGTTTGACACAGCGTCAAGTACAGAACTCATCACATCGGCCGCCACCTCTTTCGGAACGGCATTTTATGATGTTCTGATCCTTTTGATCCCTGTTGCCGTAGCCATTACATTGTTCTGGTTCGGTTATCGTTGGATCCGAGGATTGTTCTTTTAAGAACAACTATGCCTCAACATCACCTCATCAGTAGGTGTTGAGTGCATAGTGTTGCCTCTTTCTTTTTTGTTTTATCTTATAATTTTTTCTAAAGAGGCAACACTATGCAGACAAAATGTTTATTGACCCGATCATTTTTATTCTCGCTTGTATTTGGGCTTTGCTTATTTGGTTTATCATACGCACAAGCAACTAATGCAACTGTTCTCGAAGATACTTTCGACACCTACACAATAGGAACATTAAACGGTCAAGGTGCTTGGACAACATCAGGAGGTGAAGCAACTGCAACAACATCAGAAGCAGTAACACTTTTTAAAAGTGGATCTTTTCAATCTTTCGGAACATCAGCAACCGTTATCAATACAGATTTTGGGGGTTCTTATGCAACAACGACTTATACTCGTTTTAGAATGAAACTAACGGAACCTATTGCAACAAGTACGAGTTTCAAAATAGGGTTTTGGAATAATAATGTAGGCGATCTTATTGCAGGTTTATATATTCCATACACAGACAATTCTGTTTTTAAATTTTATTGTTCAAACAGTTCTACACCGATAGGTTTTACACAGGATTTATATAATATTTGGAGAGAGTATGAATTTGCAATTGGTACTGTGTCGCAAGGAAATGGAGGAGATATCGTCTGTGCTATGCGCATCGATGGTGGTGAATGGTATGTAGGATCAAAAGCGAGCAATAGTACTTTTGATGAATTTCGAATTGTTACAGATAAATTATATGGGTATGGATATGTTGATGATATATATCAATCTGATGAAGCGTTCGGACAATATTCTGATATAGATTTATCTAGTGGAATAGAAATGCCAAGCAGTTCATTTTCAAATATTT